ATCAAGCCGCGCAAGAAATTGATCTCAAACTGCATAATAGAGATTTCATGGTCAAACAACTGAGAAAGTTGTTTGCTGCTCAAAATAAAAGCTTTCGCGAAGCCACAGGCAAGTATATTTGGGCACCCAGTTTGCTGACAAGTGGAGACATGTTTAGTGGAAGCAGTGTGCATTTTTTCAATATCAAAAAAATTAACACTGAAGATTTCCTAAACAAACTGAAAAAAACCAAAGTTGGTGATATTGATACCCAAGTTGATCAAAATCTTGGTGAGGAATTAGCCACTTGGTTGGAAAGTATCATAGGGCAAAAAGTTGGAAACGGTGTGCTTTTGGGATTCAACAGTTCCTTAAGCAGTATTTGGTTGCTAGATGATCCTGTTGTGCGTGTGCAGGTGGACTACGAGCTGGGTCCTTATGATACCAAAACTAAAAAGCCCACTGAATGGTTTGCTTACAGTCACAGCAGCCATTATGACGACATGGAAGTAGGCATTAAAGGTGTATTCCACAAGTATATAAATCGCGCCCTAGTGCAAGCACATCAAACCAAAAAGTATGTTGCAAAAGTTCAAAAACGTGGCGTTAAAATAAGTGATGAGCCTGTTCAAGACAGCAACTATAGTTTTGCTGTGACCAGTGCTCAAGGTGGTGGCCTTAGTTTGAAATACCGTCCTTACCTTGATCCTCAAACAGGTGAGCCTGCCACCAAAAAGAATATTCCCATAATGCAATATATTGAAACAGCAGATAGACATTATGTGCAAAACCTTGATCAGCAGTTTGAACTGATGTTTGGACGTAAACGCACGGAAGCTGATAGAAAACTGCAAGGTAGTTTTGTTGGCACAATTCAACTTATGAACAAGTATCTAAAACCCGAACAAAACCGTGCTGTAGTCGAAGCGTTTTATGATATTTTGTTTGGTGCTGGGGCACAAATGATCACAAAAGACGATCCGCAACGTGACCGCGATACCAAGTTCGCTGCTATTGACATCATGCTTTTGGGAACCAAAGACCACAAACCACTTAAAGTGCCAAATTCAACTCAACTGCGTCAGCAAGCTGTAAACATGGCAATAGATTACGAAAGCAAGTTTCGTAGCAGACAAAAAGAAAAAGGCATAATACAAGAAGCTCAAGATACACCTAGTTTTGCTAGAAAAGGTGTTCAACACATTTACAGTAGACTGCCTGACGGCCGTGCCAGCAGCATGGAGATGAAGGACGCAGATTTTATTAAACTTTGTCAGGAAATAGCTCAACTTGGTGGCAACTTGGATGATGTGCCTATTAACTTGAAAGTTGACGGGGCTGGCATACGTTTTGGTAGAGATCAAAAAGGCCAACCATTTTTTATGACTAGCAGGGTGGATCGACCAATATATGCCGAGGACCAAGGATTTTTCTCTAAATATGCAAAAGAACAAGGTCAAAATCAAGAACAACAAGCTCGAGCACGCAACTACGATCAAGTTTTGAAAATCATTACTGGCAGTGACTTTATCAAGAAAGTTCCAGTTAACACATTGGTTCAAGCGGAAATGTTATATAGGCCCATGGCCCAGCAAACTGAGGATGGTTTAAAGTTTGTTAATATCAGTTACGATCCCAAGGAACTTGGTAAGGTTATGACCTTGGTGCCATTTGCTTTTAAAAAGTTCAGCACAGGCACTGAACTACCTGAACAGCAATCCGCAGAAATCAAAAAGCAGTTGACGGACGCCAGCACAAGTGATGTAAAAATAATCAACAACCAACTGGAACATTCCGGGTTAGATGTCGAGAAAATAGTTGAGCCTGTTGCTGACCTTGATCCTAAAAATCGTGTTGCAAACAAAGACAAACTTGATGCTGCTAGAGAAAAGCTCAGTCAAACAATTTTGACCAGTCCCAAACTAAGAGGTAAAAATGTTCTTGGCAATACCATGGAAGGCATTATTGTCAACATGCCCAGTGGACAAGTGTTTAAAGTAACATCACCTCAAATGAAACAAGCCATGGCTGCCAAGACACCACCTGCTGTGAAAGGCAAGGCAAAAACTGCTGTAGTGGCTATTGGAAGTTTTGTGGGACACAAAGGTCATCAAGAGCTGTGGAGACTTACAAAAGAACAAGCACAAAAACTTCAAGCTGATCCTTATTTGTTCATAGGCAATGCAGTGGGAGTTGATGATCCCATACCACCTTCGGTCAAAACACAGACATGGCACAAGCTAGATCCTGAATATACCTCAAATATCAGTGCTGTTCAACAAGGAGGATCACTTATGCAAAAAATCAAGCATGAGTTGGTCAATCCACGTCCGGGACATGCTCCTCGTTATGATAACGTTGTTATAATGGTTGGTGAAGATCAAAAAGACATGCCACTAGCGCAAGCTATAATGAAATCTGTGAATAAGTTTCCTGGCTATGAACATGTCAAAGTCTCTCTTAATCCCACGCCGCGAACAACTGGCATGAGTTTTACCAAACTGAGAAACATCCTTAAAGATCCTCAAGCAAGTGACAAACAACAATATAATGTGTGGAGTCAAGGTTTTGATGAAACCACCCTGGGGCAAGATTGGATCAAGTATCTCATGGACATAACTCGCAAGGGCATGGGTGTTAGCCACAAACCACAACGTGATGAAAGTCGTTCTATCTTTCAAGAAGTCACAATGAAAGCAGGTCAGTAAATGCGACACCAGGAATTTATTCAACCACTTTGGGAAGCAAAAGGTTTATTTGGTCGCAAGCCTGGCGATGTTTTTACTGATGATAACAATCAATCAGCTCGCTTTACCAAAATAACCATGTATCCTGATAAGGATAGTTTTCCAGATATTGACCAATGTGATCAAGCCAAGCTGCAAATAGAAAAACAAACTGGGCAAAAAATCCTATGGGTTAATGCTCGTAACAAAAATTATCTAGCATTTGCTGTAGCAGAACTGGTTTTAGATAATGGCGAACCCATGCTTTGGGGTCGTCACTATCAAAGCGTTCCCAAAAACCTAATAGGCAGTTGGGGTAATAATGAAACTCCCGGCACTTGGCATTTGCAAACTCGCAGTGCCAAGAAAATGAAAACTGGACTAACACCTCAAGATTTGATAGGTAGTGAACAGGCATTTGCAAACACTGCACAACTACTAGATTGGATTGAAAGTCGCGGTGCTAATGAAGAAATCATGGCAGGACTACGTCAGCTAGCTCAAGGTCAAATGCCGGTATTTGAGAATCAAGCAGAAAATCTTGAAGCTATTAGAGACTACCTTGGTGAAATCATGCAGCCTATTGCACTTTGGCAGGGAATGATCGGAGGCGATGCTGACTTGGCCAGACGTGAAGTGCTACGGGCACCTTGGAAGTCATGTCAAGTTCAATGGCCTCAAGGAAAAAACAACAACTTGGTAGACAGCAACTTTGTGAGCAAAAAAGGTGCTGTGCTGGGAATCAGCAGCAAAGGTGCCAGCGGAGCCAATGCAAGCAGTGCAAATATTTGGTCAGCTATTGTGAAAGCACAGCAAAACAATCGCAGTGATTTGCTAGAAGAACATGCGGACATGATTGATATCATGCAAGTTATTAATGACAACTCTGCTGAAGAAGGACCCCTGAAGTTGGCTTTGCGTTTTGAGCTGATAACAACCAAACTAGCAAATGAAATTCGCTCAGTGGTGCAAAAAGACCTAACTGAGTCCAGCAAGCTATCTAAAGCAGCACAAGCTTTGTTTAATGAATATGGCAGTAAACAAGACGTACCAGGATTCAAAGTAGGTTATGTTTTGATTGCCAATGTAGCCAAAAATGTAAGTAAACATATCAATCTGATTCCATCGTTTGGTGAAGGTTGCTTGGCATTTTTAAACCAAGCAAGTATTTTGCAAGTTTATACACAAGCTCGTGTTCAAGGTAATAATGTTGCTGTAACTGGATTTTCTGCCATATATCCACCAGAATATAATGGCACAGTATATCTTGATGCAGGCAAAAGCTATTTCAGCAGCAGAATATCAGGTAAAATCAGTTTCAAATACAAGCCATTCAAATCTTCATAAATATTTGAAACTAGGAGTAGGCAATGGCAAAACTGAGTTTATGGCGCGGATTAGGCACCAAAACTCTTGACTACAAGTTTACTGACAAAATAATAGCTCAACAGTACCAAGTTGGTGGAGTGGAGTTTTATTTACATAAGTATCTGGGTCCCAACCCCAATGTTGCGGTTACGGACACCACTGTGAACCTAGATTTCACTGGTGCAGATTCCAGTGATCTTACCATTCAAGACGTGCTAAACATGGAAATAAGAGATCGTAGTTACGATCCCGACGTTTACAGTATTCGCGGACATTATGCTGTTAGTGATCAAGAATTTGATTTGCGACAGTTTGGCTTGTTTTTAAGTAACGAAACCCTTTTTATCACGTTTCACATGAACACCATGGTTGATTTAGTGGGGCGACGTATTACAGCTGGCGATGTTCTAGAGATCTTGAATCAACGTGATGATTTAGTTGAAGGCAGTGTTGCAGCCATAAGCAAATATTATGTGGTAGAGGAAGGCACTCGGCCAGCAGAAGGTTATGCACCTAGCTGGTGGCCACATCTTTGGCGTATCAAGTGCAACCCTATGAAAGACACACAAGAGTTCAAGGATATATTAGATAAACCGCTTTTGGATAGCTTGGGCAACCCTGTGTTGGATAACAGTGGAAACACTCTCACTGTGGGAGATGTGGTAAGCACACGTACAGCTGAGCTGGAAATAAATGATGCTATATTGGAACTTGCGGAACAAAAAGTGCCGTTCCGTAACGTTCAAGGAGCACAGTTTTATGTTTTACAAGGTGACTTAGACAAACCAGTAACTATTTGGGCTGGCGATGGTATTCCTCCCAACCAAAGCAAGCCTGTTGCCAGTGGAAATAGTTGGCCTGCAACTCCTCACGACGGTGATTACTTCCTTAGAACCGACTGGAGTCCAGCTATTTTGTTTACATGGCAAGCAAATCGCTGGCGGAGAACAGAAGCCAACTGGCGCGCACCTTGGTTGCCAGCAAACCGCTTGCTCGCAACATTCATCAACAACGACAATATAACTAATTTACAGGATGGTACAACTATTACACAAAAGCAGCCGCTTAACGAAGTTATACCTCCTAAACTTGATCCAGACATTATTTAAAAAAGGACCCTGGAATGATTACACAAGAACAACTACAACAATGCTTCCCAAAAACCTCAATGGAAACTTGGTATGAACCTTTTGTGCAAGCAGCAACTCGTTGGGAAATAAACACTCCACATCGCATTGCAGCATTTCTAGCACAAACTGGTCATGAAAGTGCTGATTGGAAAATACTAGAAGAAAACCTCAACTACAGCGGTGAACGTCTGCGTGTGGTATTTCCAAAATATTTTAGCAGTGATGCACAAGCACAACCGTATCATCGTCAACCACAAAAAATAGCGAACAGAGTTTATGGCGGACGCATGGGCAATGGTCCAGAAGAATCAGGCGAAGGTTTTAGATTTCGCGGACGTGGATTAATTCAGCTAACAGGCAAAAGCAACTATACTCGTTGCAGTCAAACAGTGTTTAGTGATGAAAGCCTGCTTGATGATCCCGACTTCCTTGTTACTCCCGACGGTGCCCTAGCCAGTGCTTGTTGGTTCTGGACAGCAAACAACTGCAATCCAGTAGCTGATCAACAAGATCATGTTAAACTAACCAAAATTATTAATGGTGGCACACATGGTTTGGATGATAGAATAGCTCGTTATAATCGTTATTTGTCAATAATTTCATAAAAGCATGGATCATTTTTACAGCGGACAACTACGCAACTATCGAATGCAGATTATTCGTGCATTTAGCAACTTCTCTGTGAAATATGGAGACGGCACGTTGCGTCGTGTCCCCTGTAGATATGGCGATCCCAGCCGCATAGCTGAAAATGTTGTGCGCGGCGGCAGTGAAAACAAGCTACTCAGTTGCCCTTTTATAACAGTGTTCATTCGTGACATTGCCATGAATAACACTCGCCGCCAAGATCCCACTTTGGTAGACACTGTGCAAGTTAACGAACGAAACTACAACACTGAAACACAACGATACGGTAATGATGTAGGCAACAGATATACTGTTCAACGTTACATGCCAGTGCCTTATGATTTGACAGTGCAAGTGGATATTTGGACCAATAACTTGGACAGCAAAGAGCAGCTTGCTGAACAGATTTTAGTGCTTTACAATCCCAGCATTGATATTCAAACCAGTGTTAATCCTCTGGATTGGAGTTGGTTAACTGTTCTTGAAATGCAAGAAAGCATAACTTGGTCTAGTAGAAGTATTCCGCAAGGCACAGATAATCCAATTGATGTTATGACGTTGAACTTCCGTATTCCTATTTGGATCAATCCCCCAGCTAAAGTTAAACGACAAAGCCTGATTCAAGAAATCATTACCAATATTATTGATCCTTCAACTCCTATTTCCGACATGGAGTGGACAACTGAAGAGTTCCTAGCTAGAATGTGGACTACACCTGGCAACAGCGGCATAGTAGTTGTTCAGGAAAACGGTCTAACTAAGATCAAACTTGCCAACAGTGCCGGGGTTACTACAGATACTGATCAAAATCCCACAGTTGTTTGGAGTTGGTCCAATCCTGTGGTAGATCCTGGCAGTCAGTTTACATGGAACTCAAATACATATACCTTAACCAGCAGCACAAATGTTTCTAGCATGGTTAGTGAAATACGCAGTCAACTTCCTAATGATACTTACAACTGTCTGCTATTCAATCAAAATCAAATACAGTTTATTAGCACCAATGTTTTAGATCAAACTTTTGCCGAAATAACCCCAGGAGTTTTGAATAGCTTGGGCTTGCCTGCTACTTACAACGGTGGTGACTTGGCTTGGTGGAGATTTTTCAAACCTTTTGGTGATTTTCGCAGTTATGATCAATGGGCAACTCAAGGCAGCAAGCTCAAGATACGCTTGACGGAAAATCCCGATAAAACTGAGCCTGCTATAGAAGGCTACATGGATTTTGATCCACAGGATCAAAACAAAATTATCTGGCGCTTGGATGATTCCACATTACCAGGAACAGAAATCACAACTATTAATGCAGTAGTTAACCCTCAGCTTTCTGGTCCCAATGCTGGATTGCCTCCTGCACAGACAGGACAAAGATACTTGTTAACAGATGACATGCCCGAGACCAATATTGCCTGGATGGGAAATTTGGCCGCTGTGACAAACAGTATTGTGGAATATGATGGCAGCAGTTGGTTTGTGGATTTTGATCCCACTGCGCATGTAGATGACACCTACTGGGTTTACAGTCTATTGACAGGTAGATATCTCCAATGGAAAAATGAAAATTGGAGTAACCTTGTAAACGGACTATATAGACCCGGCCAGTGGTATCTCAGTATATAACTGCTAAATATCTCAGGAGACCAAAATGACCACTAGTACCTTGCGAGTCAACTTGATTAATGAAGTTAAAAGAATGCTAGGTGGAAGCATGATTGATCGTGAGTTGGAATCTGAAGATTACGAACTAGCCGCTACTTTGGCTTTTGAGCGTTATAACTTGCGTAGCGGAAATGCTCAAGAAGAAGCTTATATGTTTTTGGAGTTAGTGAACGAAGAAGGCGTTTACTATCTACCTCAAGAAATCATAAGTGTGCGACAGATATTTCGTAGAGGTTTGGGTGAAACTAATGGTGGGACAAGTTTAGATCCCTTTAGCTTGGCATATACTAACTTGTATCTTTTACAAGCAGGTGCTGGTGGCGGTTACACTGCAGGACTACTGACATATGAAGCATTCAACCAGTTTCTCAAACAAGCTGGGCGTATGTTCGGCGCTTATTTGAACTATTCCTTTAACACAGTAACTAAAAAACTGCAACTTGTTAGAAAACCCACAGGTGGTGAAGCAGTGTTGCTTTGGGTTTACAAGACAAGAACAGAAGATGAGCTGTTAAGCGATCCTTTTGCTAGACCCTGGATACGCAACTATACCTTGGCTTGGTCAAAACAAATGCTAGGCGAGGCATATGAAAAGTATGCTACTATCATTGGTCCGCAGGGTGGAACCACACTAAACGGCGCAGCGTTGAAAAACGATGCCAAAGAAATGATGGACCGTTTGGAAATTGAGCTACAGCAGTA